TAATGGCTACAACGTACCTAAGTTTAATGAATAATGTACTCAGGAGGCTCAGAGAAGACGAAGTATCTGAGGTTACCCAGACTACTTATTCTAAGATGGTAGGCGACTACATCAATGATGCAAAGACCTTAGTTCAGGACTCACATGATTGGTCTACCTTACGCAAGACTGTAGTTGTACCTACAGTAGAAGATATTACAGAATATAGCTTGACAGGAGCAGGAGAACGTGTTAAGCTCTACAGTGCCATCAATGATACCTCAAACTTCTTTATGCACTATGAAACACCTAATTGGTTTAGCAATGCTTATTACATTTCAGGTGAGGTTACAGGCACCCCTGACTCCTACACGTTTAGTGGTGTAGATGATAATGACGATACTAAAGTAAGAGTATTCCCTAAGCCTAGTGGTGTATTCTCATTACGCTTTGATGTGTGCTCAAGAGAACCTGATTTAACTTCTGATGCTTCTACTACAGTACTACCAGCAATGCCTATTATACACCAAGCTGTAGCTTTACTTGCTAGAGAACGTGGTGAGACAGGTGGTACTTCTACACAAGATTATTTTATCATTGCTGACAAATATCTTAGTGATGCTATTGCACAGGATGCGTATAAGAATCCTGAAGAATTTATCTACACGGTGCAATAATGGCACAGCAAAGACAGAACATATACATTGGTGCTCCAGGATTTAGAGGTCTTAATACTCAGGATGCTCCTGTAGGTCAAGATGCGTCCTTTGCTTCTATAGCAGAGAATGCAGTAATTGACAGCTTTGGACGCATAGGATCTAGGAAAGGTGTAAAGGTAGTTACTACAAGTGCTACTCCTTTAGGGACCAGTGATGGCATAGAGCAGATTTTTGAGTACACTAAAAGAGATGGCACTCTGATTGTATTTTCTGCTGGTAACAATAACATATTTACAGGTACTACTACCCTAGCAGCAGTAACGCTTCCGGGTGGTTACTCTATTACAGCAAACAACTGGAAGATAGTCAGCTTTAACAATGACATTTACTTCTTCCAAGCTGGACATGCAGCCCTAGTAAGTGTTGCAGGCAGTACTACTCTTATAGCAGTGTCTGACAGTGCTCACGCAGCACCAGCAGGTAATGAAGTTATAGCTTCCTTTGGTAGACTATGGGCAGCGGATGTTGTCAATAATAATTATACTGTTTATTGGTCTAACTTACTTGAAGGAGCTAACTGGCATGGTGGCTCATCAGGCTCACTAGACTTAACTACTGTCTGGCCTACAGGGTACGATGAAGTAACTGCCTTAGCTGAGTTCAATGACTTTCTAGTTATATTTGGTAAGCGCAGCATCCTACTGTACTCTGGTGCTTCATCTCCTTCTACTATGACACTACAGGACAGTATAACAAACATAGGCTGCATTGCTAGAGACAGTGTGCAGTCTACAGGATCAGACCTAGTGTTTTTATCACACACAGGTGTAATGAGCTTAGGTAGACTGATACAAGAAAAGTCTAATCCTATAGGCAGTGTATCTAAGAATGTCAGAGATGAAGTAGTAAGTAATGAGTTACTTGAGACAGGTAATGTTAAGTCTGTCTACAGTGCAGAGAATGCACTATACCTGCTAATCATGCCAAACAATAACCTTGTCTATGCTTTTGATATGCGAGGTAAGCTAGAGGACGGAAGCAACCGTGTAACTACATGGCCTTTCACTGGTATCCTGTGTGCCTCTAGGGCAGAGAGTGATGGCACCTTGTACTTAGGTGTTAAGACTGGTATAGCAGAGTACGAAGGATATACAGATACTTCCGGTGTGTACACCATGAAGTACTACACACAGCCATTGGCATTTGATGACCCATCTAGGGTTAAGATGTTAAAGGAGATTAACTTAACAATTATAGGTGGCTCTGGTAGCTCAGTAGTTGCTAACTGGGGTTATGACTATACACAAAGCTACAACAAGCAACTGTTTGAAGTAGACACTACATTTATCTCAGAGTACGGTATATCTGAGTACAACGTAGCAACATCAGAATATAGCTCTGGTATCATCGTAGGTATCCAGAAGTTAAAAACAACAGGCTCAGGTAAAGTAGTTACTATTGGTATAGATGCTACTATAGATGGTAAAGCATTCTCAATCCAAGAACTAAACACAGAAGCTATTATAGGTAGACTAATTTAATGAGTAATTATACAAAGACTACAAACTTTGCAGCTAAGGATTCCCTACCTTCAGGTAATGCTGCTAAGATTGTTAAAGGCGCAGAGATTGATACAGAGTTCAATAACATTGCTACTGCATCAGCCACTAAAGCAAATGCAAACAATGCTGCACTTACAGGTACTACTGTATTTGAAACACTATCCGATGGCACCATTGGTGTCACAGGTTGGGTAGATGAAGACAACATGTCCTCAGACAGTGCTGTACTTATACCTACACAGCAGTCTGTTAAAGCCTATGTAGACTCACAGGTTACTGCACAGGATCTTGATGTAACTGATGGCTCCAATAGTATTGACATTGACTTGGACTCTGAGTCTCTAGGTATCTTAGGTGGCACAGGTATTGACTCTACTGCCTCTGGTACTGGTGTTACTCTAGCCATTGACAGTACTGTAACTACGCTCACAGGCACACAGACGCTCTCTAACAAGACTTTGACTACACCTGTTATATCTGGTGCCTTAACTACTAATAGCACCATAGACGGACGTGACGTAGCTGTAGACGGCACTAAGCTAGATGGGATAGAGTCAGGTGCTACTGCTGACCAGACTGCTGCTGAGATTAAGACTGCCTATGAGTCCAATGCAAACACTAATGCCTTTACTGACGCTGATGAATCTAAGTTAGACGGCATAGAGGCTAGTGCAGATGTTACAGATACAACTAATGTAACTGCTGCTGGTGCTTTGATGGACAGTGAGCTTACTAATATCACTGCTGTTAAAGCACTGAACCAAGGTGTAGCTACAGGTGACAGCCCTACGTTTGCTGCTGTTAATGCTCCACTTACAGGTAATGTGACAGGCAACCTTACAGGCAATGTAACTGGTAATGTTACAGGGAATGTCACTGGTGATTTAACTGGTGATGTCACAGGTAACGTAGCTGGTAACTTAACAGGCTCTGTACTTACTGCTGCACAGACTAACATTACAAGCGTTGGTAACCTAACGTCACTCCAAGTAATAGATGGAGACTTTAATGTTTTAGCATCTGAAGGTGTAGGTGCCGCAGAGTCTTTGTTAATTGCAGATGTTTCTACCAAGCGTGTAGGTGTTAATAAAGCATCTCCTTCAGTTTCTTTAGATATTGGATCTAACACTGATGCTGTTCATGTACCTACAGGTACTACTGCACAGCGTCCTACAGGCTCTGCTGGTTACTTTAGATACAACAGCACACTAGAGCAGTTTGAAGGTTATACAGACGCTTGGGGAGCCATTGGTGGCGGTGGTGGATCTAACCTAGTCAGTGACACAATGACAGGTGATGGTTCAGATACTACGCTCACATTAAGCAATGATCCTCTAAATGAGAATAATACTCAAGTATACATAGACGGTGTTTATCAGAACAAAGATACCTATAGTGTCTCTGGTACTACATTAACATTCTCTACTGCACCTCCTAATGGTTCTGCTGTAGAAGCTATGACCATACAGCCTACCGCTGTTAATGTACCTGCTGATGCTAGTGTAACCCCAGCGAAGATTGCAAGTGGTGACTTTTACTTTGATACAAATACGTTGTATGTAGATGCTACTAATAACCGCGTGGGTATTGGCACTGGTTCGCCGTCTTATCAGCTTGACCTGAAACAAGCAGATACCTACGCCGCGTCATTTGAAAATCCATCAGACGATTCCAAGTTATTGTTGGGTGAAGTGTCAGGCGACTGGCGTTTGGCAGCAACATACGGCTCTACTGGCTCTTTCAAACCAATAACCTTTTGGACTAGCGATCAAAAACGCATGACCATAGACTCCAGCGGCAATGTGGGTATTGGTGGCGTGGGCAACATTTCACCCTACGGCATTCGGTTTGCAATTAATGGCACTGGCACTGGCGGCGCTGGTCTTTATTTTGGCAGTGGAGTAATCATACCCACGGACAACACGCCTACTATTTCTGACGCAACTGTTGATTTAGGAGCTAGTAATTACCGCTTCAAAGACCTCTACCTGTCAGGCGGTGCATACCTTGGCGGTACTGCTGCGGCTAATAAGCTGGATGACTATGAGGAAGGCACATTTAACGCTACAGCAACTGGCACTGGAACCTTAAGCGTTGTAAATGAGAAGTACACCAAGATTGGAAATGTTGTTACGGCTTATTTCCAAGTTGATTTTTCAGGGGCTTCAGGCACTTTAACAATTAGTGGGTTACCTTTTACAAGCACTCCTAATACTAAAAGTGTAGGGATTGGCAGAGAAGACGCAACAGACGGTTATGCGGTCTACGGAAGACTAACCTCAAACTCTACCTCAATAGCAATGTACTATGCAGGTGCAGCAAGCAATGCAACACCATTTCAAGTTGCTGCTGGAAACTTTGCCTTTAGCATCACATATTTTACAAATTTATAACCCTAGTGGATTTTAGGGTCAGACAGTCCATACCAACAGGAGATAAACATGGCACTATCAGAAGCAACAGTACAAGATAAAATTGAAGTAGTGGATTGCGGAGGCTGGAAAGTCATCCAAGTCCGTACAGCTACAGTAATCAGCAGAGATGATGTAGAAATTTCTAGATCATTTCATCGTCACACAGTAGGCCCAACGGACGATTGGTCTGGTGAATCCACAGAGGTTCAGGCCATGTGTAATACATTCCATACCACAGAGGCTATTGCGGCTTACAATGCTGCACAAGCTGCTCAAGGAGTCTAAGCATGGCTTTAACTAAAGTAAGCAGAGGTTTACTGAGCACAGGCATTGTGGATAACTCCACTACTACTGCTATAACTATTGATAGCTCTGAGAATGTGGGTATTGGTACTAGCAGTCCAAATAGTTATTCAAGTCAAACCACATTAACAATTAACGGTTCAACATATGGTCGTCTTGATTTAGAAAGTGCGGGTACACTTAGAGCTTCGTTATTTGCAACAGCAGGAAGCACAACGTTTTCCGCCGCAACAGATTTACTAACTTTTGATACGTCTGGCGGTGAAGCCATGCGCATAGACTCCAGTGGCAACCTGTTGGTGGGGACTACGACAGCAGCCCCTAATTCAACGACTACTATCAAAGGCGCTCTTGGTCTGGTGGGTACATCAGTAGCCAGCACATCAAATCTATTTTTCAACAACTCATCCAATGTGAAATATTGGGGAATAGCTACCGACCAAAACTTTTTTTACATAACAGACGCTGACTTTACCCATTATGCCTATGTTGGGCAAAGCATGACCTCTTGGGGTTTCGCTTCAGACAGAAGATTGAAAGAGAACATAGTGGATGTGCCTTATGGGTTAGATGCTGTAATGGCGATTCAGCCACGGGCTTTCAAATTCAAATCTAGTGGTGTTGAAACCATTGGCTTTGTAGCGCAAGAACTACAAGCTGTTGTTCCTGAAGCAGTAACAGGCACTGAGGTTGAATACTTAGATTCTGATACGCCACAGGAAAAGGCAAACAAGAGTTTAGGCGTGAGCAAAGATACTTTAATCCCTGTTTTAGTCAAAGCCATCCAAGAACAACAAGCCACCATTGAAGCCTTAACTCAAAGAATTGAAACACTGGAGAACAACTAATGACCGCTACAAACACATGGACAATTTCACAATGCGACAGAGAACTATCTGACGGTGGCATCACCACAGCACACTGGCGCGTAACAGCAGTAGACGGTGAATACACAGCCTCTAGCTATGGCACCTGTGGCTTCACCCCTGACCCTGAGTCTGGTGATTACACGCCTTACGACAGCGTTACAGAGGCTGAAGTATTAGGCTGGTGCTGGGCTAATGGCGTAGACCAAGAGGCTATTGAAGCATCTCTACAGGCTGATATAGACCTACAGATCACACCTACTACTGGTGCTGGAGTACCTTGGTAATGAACTACATATTAGACGCATTTAACATAGCAACTGCTCTAGTAGCCTTAGCATCCGCTATAGCAGCAGTTACACCTACCAAGAAGGACGATGACCTAGTGTCCAAGGCATACAAGTGGCTTGACATTATTGCATTGAACATTGGTAAGGCTAAGGATTGATGAGAATGGAGCAAGGCACTCAACTAGAGTTAGCTATGGAAGCATTAGAACGCATAGCACAACATGAGAAAGAATGTGGTGAACGCTGGGGTGAGGCTACTGCTGAACTCAGGCATCTTAGAGAAATGGCTATAGCACATTCTAAGAGATGGGAACGCCTTGCTTGGCTTGTTATTACTGTTGTAGTGACAGCAGCCGCAACAGTAATTACAACGACAATAGGAATATAGAACAATGGCAGAAGCAACAACAGTAAGCGCGGGTAACTTAGGAGGTTTACTAAGTGACTTTTTAAGCGGTCCCGGTGGCAGTGTTTTACAAACTGGTTTAGGTATAGACGCGCTTAATGAACTTAGAGGTATAGGTAAAACTGCTCAGACTGAAGGTTTAGCTATAGGTGAAAGAGCACAAGCAGATACAGCTTTTAAGCCTTTCTCTATCAGTACAGGGTTTGGTGGTGTACAGACTGGCCCTACTGGCGGTTACACTACTACGCTATCTCCAGAGCAACAGGCTTTACAAGGCCAGTTAGCAGGCATTACAGGAGGTTTAACAGGTGGTTTTGGTGTTGGTGCTCCTGATGTATCAGGTATCCAGGGTCAAGCTCTAGGAGGCGTACAGGGGCTTCTACAGCAAGCTCAAGGCGGTATTGCGGGTAGAGAGCAAGATGTGTATGACCGCATTAGAGCTACACAGATGCCTGAAGAACAGCGTCAACAGTTAGCTTTGAATGAGCAGTTAGCTTCACAAGGGCGTACAGGATTGCGTACAGCACAGTTTGGTGGTTCCCCTGAACAGTTTGCTATGGAAAAAGCTAGGGCTGAGGCTATGAATCAAGCTTCCCTTATGTCCATTAACCAAGCTGAACAACAGAGAGCTAGTGATTTAGCTGCTGCTACTGGTATGTTTGGTCTAGGCTCACAGGCATCCTTCCTACCTAGTGGTCTACAGCAGGGACAGTTAAGTAACATACAGTCTGCTTTAGGTCTACAGTACATGCCTGAGCAACAGCTACTTGGTTCCTTAACACCTGCTATCAGCTTGGCTGACATTGCGGGCACAGGTCAACGTCAAGGTGCTGGTTACTTAGCTGAAGCCGGTATGACAGGACTAGGAGAAAACCTAGCTGCTCAAAGAGGTAGAGCGGAAGGTTTAGCAGGACTGTATAATACACTACTACAATCAAGAGGCGATGTAGCAGCAGCAGGTGAAAGTACAGGTAATAGCTTGTTTGACTTTTTCTTAGGGAGATAGAGATGGCGTTTAACAGCGGTTTTAGTAGCGGTCTTAGAGGACTGTTTACAAACAATCCAGTAAACAAAGTAGGACCAACAGGACAGCCGTTAATAGGTGGTAGTAACATTACTGACTTGTTAACTAGGGGTGCTGGTGGTTTGCTTGGCAGGGACGTAAGATCTCCTGAAGAAAAGATATTGGCTGCTCAACAAGGTATAGATACAAGTACAGATCAAGGATTGCTACAATCTATAGATGCTAGGTTACGTTTTGAAAAAGACCCCGGTCAAAGAGCATCTTTAGAAAATCAAAAAAGCATAGTAAGAGGTAGAATAGCTGCTGCTGCTAGGCAAACAAAAGAAGATGAAACTACAGCTTCTGTAAACGCTATGGTTGAACCTTTATTGCGTAACTCAGGGCAAGAGGAACTAGCAGACTTAGCATTAAAAAATGCTTTAACAAGTACAGACGCTATGTCTTTGTTAAAAGACTTTAGTGCTGATAGAAAAAATATAACTAAAGCTAAAGGAGATTTTAATAGTTACATTATACAAAGTCCTGATTTTGAAGGTACTGAAGTAGCTAAACAAGCACAAGAAGGAACTCTTCCTGTAGTTCCTGAAAAGTATATGTCTCAATATATTACAAGTCTAAAAACAAAGGTAAATACTGATAGGTTTATTTCTAGTTTAGAAGGAAACGAAAGAGTTGGGAATATAGTTTCAGACTTAAAGAGCGGGGTTATTGATCTTTCAGGTGCTAGGCAAATGTATAAAGAGCAACAAGCAGGTGCTAAATTTTCTACTGTCAGGTACGTTCAAGATGCTAGTGGTAATGTTATTGCAGTTAGAGATCGTACAGTTAAAGGACAGCCGCCTGAAGTTGTTACTCAGTTAGCTGATGGTTCTTATAAAGTACTCCCTGAAAGCTCTCTAAGTACAGTAGAAACTCCTAAAGTACCTAAAGCTGCTAAAGGTATTACTAAAAATGATTTAGACTTTGTTATTGTTCGTTTAAAAAATGAGTACCCTCAAGCACTTGCCGATTATAATGATTTAGATACTGGCCTAAAAGAAGATTTTAAAACTCAAGTAGCTATAAGAGCCTCTGAAATAGCGGCCCAACAAGGCAATATACGAGATAAGTTTTTTTATTACAATGATGCTTTAGAAGAGCTTATCCCTCTTATAGAAGTTACTACAGAAAAAGGTATGTTTTTGGATACTAGCACAACATCTTTTAAAGCTCCTGCTCCTGCTAAAAGTTCTAATAGAGAAACAACGTGGGGTGTGGAATAAATGGCTGAAGCAACTACAGGTTTAATGAACGTAACTCTTCCTAATGGTAGTGTTATAAAAGATGTTCCTGAAGGAACTTCAGATGAAGCTATAAAAAATTATGCTTTATCTACTGGTTTTGCTGTAGAAGCAGACTTTGCAGGTGTTGCTCCTAAAGAAACAAAAAATCAAACGCAAGAAACTACAGATCTTTCTGCTTTTATGTCGGACATCCCCGGCTTTGCTGAAGGAGATCAGATTATTTCTGATAGAAAAGCACTGCAAGCTAAGACGGCTAGACCAGAACTGTGGGATGAGTTAGGTTTAGCTTTTGCCGCTGAAACATCAGACGTAGAAGATTGGACTATAGCGGCTACAGCAGCCGTAGCTGATCTAGCTTATGCTTTAGATGTAGAAGATGGTGTAGATAAACTGTATAGCCCTAGAGAGCTTTACGGTGATGAATATATGCTTATGTCTCAAGGTCAGAAAGCTAAGTTCTTAAAGCAAAAAAGATTAGAAGCAGTACAGGCAGAGTATGCAGACACTATAGCTGGACAAGAAGCATACGGTGCTAGTGAAAGTGCTAGAGTTGCAGGCTCATTAGCTAAAGAAGTGTTTACACCTACGTCTTTAATACCTTTTGGTGGGCCTTTAAAGAATGTGCTTATGAAAGGTTATCTTGTAGGTGCTCAAGGTGCTATAGCAGAACAAATTACTGAAGACAGGTGGTCGCCTATAGACACTATAGAGCGTGGCTTAATATCTTCAGTGGCAGTAGGAGCTACATCTAAAGTTCCTCAAGCAGCAGGAGCAATAATAGAGACAATAAAACCTACTTATCAAGCTCTACAGAACTCAGCTAAAGCTACTATAGGTAAAATTAAAAGACAACCGGAACCTGGGCGCGCTTCTATGGAAGCTGCTAATAAAATTGTTCAGAAAGTAGAGGATGAGTATGTAAGACTTATTACTCAAGAAGGTTTAGAAGATGCTAGTTTAGTCCATAGTACAGCACTAAAAAACCTAAACTTAAAAAACGATAATTTAGTTGCTATAAACATGCAAGCCTCTCAAAAACTGTCTATGCCTTCGCCCTCTTTAGCAGCTAAGATAGCTTTTGAAAATTCTCACCCAGTGTCTAAGATGTCTAAGGCTTTAAAACCTTTAGATGAGTGGGGTGGAAGACTTACTACCCGTATAGCTAATACTGATAAGAGAGCAGCTTTAGAAGTTCGTAAAATGGATTTTAACATCAACATAAACAATGTTAAAGATCAGCAAGAAATATCAGCTTTTTTTAATAGAGGCTCTCAAATAAATCAAGGTCTTGTAGATAAAGCTACAGGAGCTATACGCAACATAGGTCAAACAAAAGCAAGAAGAAATTTATTCGCACAGATGGATAACAATTTAATGAACGGCAATTGGAAAGCTGCTCAGAAAATTATAGACGAGAGTTTTCCTGAACTAAAAGGAACGCTTGAGCCTGTAAAGCAAATGCTTGCTAGAAAGATACAAGAGGCAAAAAAAGGTGGTGTAGATTTAGGTCAGATAGAAAACTATTTCCCTAGAGTTGTAAAAGATTTAGCAGGGCTTAGAAAAGACTTAGGTGTTAAAGAAACTACTATTATTGAACAAGCCATGAAAAGGTTTGCTAAAGAAAACAAATTAGTTGATGACCAGAATAGACCTATTATAGCTTTAATTGACGAAGCAGATGAAGCAATTATAATAAATAAAGTACTACAAGGTTTTACATTAGGTAAAAACGGTAGCTCTCTTACTAAACCTAGGGTAATAAAGCAGATACCTTTAGGGCTGCAAAGGCATTACGCTAGTGGGCCTGAAGCTCTACTTCTTTATTCAAACAGATTAAACAAACAAATAGAACTAAATAAGTTTTTTGGTACTCGCGCAGTTAACTCTAAAACAGGAGGTAAACCTTTTGAAGATAGAACTACAGCGGGTGAGATATTAAGAGATTTACAAGGTAGAGTACCTGACGCTAAGATACAGGAACTTACTGATTTATTTAATGCCAGATATATAGGTGAGCAGCAAGTAATGTCAAAGTGGGCTGCTGGTGTGCGCGATGTTAGCCATGCTATTACTTTAGCAAATCCTATGTCTGCTATTGTGCAGTTAGCAGACGCTAGTGCTGCTGGTTTTCAAAACGGTATAAAGGAAGCAGCTACTGCATTATTAAAAATAAAGAAAGGTCAGCTTACTGCTGATGATCTTGGGGTATTAAATAAACTATCAGCGGAAGTAGCAAACAACGAAGGCTTTTCAAAAGCTCTTAACGAGTTATTTAAATACTCTGGTTTTTCTAGGGCTGACAGGTTTGGTAAAGATGTTATTATAGATTCTTCTTTGCTGAAATATCAAAAGATGGCTCAGTCTGACAAAGGCAAAGCAGCTATTAGGGAAAAATGGGGAGAGTTTTTTGGAGCAGATACTCAACAACTTATTGATGACTTAAGCAGCAAGACAATAACAGATGATATTAAGTTTCTGGTCTATAACGACCTAGCGGACGTACAGCCTATTTCTTTATCTGAGATGCCTGAAAAGTATCTCAGGATGAAGAATGGTAGGTTAGTTTACCAGATGAAAAGTTTCTTCTTAACTCAACTAGACATGATACGCAGAGGTATTGTGGATGAGTTTAAAGAAGGTAGTAAAAAGAAAGCTTTAAGAAACGCAGGTATGTTTGGCATTATTATAGGATCTAATGCTGGCATACAAGTAACTAAAGATGTTCTTTTGGAAGCAAGTGATAAGCCTTTAACACTAGATAACTACTGGGATAAAGCAGTAGATTCAGCTATGTCTTTAGTGTTTGCTAGTAAATATAATCAAGAAAAATATCTTAGTCGAGGAGACTTTGTAGGGTATGCTTCTAACATGGTGGCACCTCCAGCCCTAGGGTTAGCTACGGATTTATTTAAAGTGGTAAATGCAGAAACTGAGGATAGACCAGAGGAGGCTGCTAAGTTAATGAAAAGAGTTCCAGTTGCAGGTTCTTTAGTTTATAACTATACAGCAGGTGGTATGGAGTACAGGCAAGAAAAAAGAGAAAAAGAAGAGTTAGATAAGTTTTTAGGAAAATAGCAACAAGGGGGGGCGCAATGCCCCCTAGTTCCCCTAAGCTACATCAGCAAACTTAACCTTACCAACATCACCACGCATACCCGCCTTCATGTATGTAGTAGCTCTACCTTCAAAGAAGTTCTGGTGCTCTACACCTAGTACATCATCCAGCCAGTCCAGAGGATTATCTTTGACATTATAGTTAGGCTTTAGTCCTAGCTGTAGCAGTCTACGGTCAGCAATGTACCTAATGTACTGCATCATCTCTGCCTTAGTCAATCCTTCAATATCCCCTTGCTCAAACACTAGGTCCAGGAATCTGTTCTCTAGTTCCACCATCTCCCTACAAGCTTGGTAGATCTCAGCCTTGAACTCATCGTCCCAGATGTCTATGTTCTCTTGTATAAACTCTCTGAACAGCTTAGTCATTGCTTCTACATGCAGTGATTCATCTCTGATGCTGTATGTAATGATCTGACCCATGCCCTTCATCTTACCAAACCTAGGGAAGTTCAGTAGGATAATGAAGCTAGAGAACAACTGTAGACCTTCAGTGAACCCAGAGTACACGGCAAGTGCCTTAGCTATGCTTCTCTTGTCGCTTCTCTTGACTCCTTTAGTGACCTTTATAGAGTCAATGTACTCATGCTTGGCTGCCATAGCCTCGTAGTCTGCAAACGCCTTATACTCAACCTCTGGCATT